GCTTCCAATGCCAGGATTGCCAGTTTGCCATCACGCCACCTCGTCTATCGTGTTCGTGTTCAGTCGCCGCATATACGCATCACGCGCACGCTGCACGCGCCACGCCTGCGGATGATCCTCGACCATGCCGAGGCGGATGCGATCGCCGTGCATCACGTCCAGCCAGTAGATGCCGCGCGGGTCCGGGCCGAGAACCTCCAGGTGATGCGGCATCCCGACCGGCAGGATGCGCAGGCAGTCGTATTCGATGTGGAGCGTCACGCGCAGGTCCGGCGTGCCGCCGCGGTGTCGGCGCAGGGTCACGATTCCGTTGATCGCTTCCCGGCAGCCGTTGCGGCGTGATCGGTAGTCGAGATTCCACGCACCGGGCAGGGCCGGGTAATGCTCGCGCTCGCCCGTCAGGTCGATCGGGGTCGGCGCGGGGATGCGCCGAGGCGAGTAGCGATCGGCTGGGCGGTTGCGCGTCGGCATGTTCTTCGGATAGGTGATGGGGTTTATCATGATGCCTACGTGGTTTTTTGTGCCGCATTGCCGTCAATATCGCATTCCCAAACAGGGCCGCAGCAGCCTTTGGCCTTGATTTTTTCAGGAAACGACCCATTAGGGTGAACCGAAATATCACTCATGGCGACAGGACATGCGACAAAGGTGCCAGCATCAGGCATGAATGCCAGCGCCATGAACGGGCGCGGTGAGAAATGCAACCCGCCGCCACATTCAGCGCGACCACCATCCCAATCCGGAGCAACCGGGACAGTGCCGGGCGAGTAATCAAAGTCGCGCGAGCTTTTGAAGTTTTTGTCTAACGCCTTGTACAAAATCGCCACTCCATACCTCACATTAACACCATGAAAGTCGCACCACTCTTGTGGTGTTTCTGGCTTGGGAATCAAAATTAAGACGCCGCCAGAAACTTTGGATTGATCGCCATGCTTGCTGACCGCGACATATCTTGACGCCCTGACCTGCGATGAGTCGTGCGCCGTGACCTGCGATGAGTCGTGCGCCGTGACCTGCGATGAGCCGTACGCCCTGACCTGCGATGAGCCGCACGCCGTGACCTGCGATGAGTCGTGCGCCGTGACCTGCGATGAGTCGTGCGCCGTGACCTGCGATGAGCCGTACGCCCTGACCTGCGATGATTCGCACGCCGTGACCTGCGATGAGTCGTCGACGAGGAAAGACCCACCGCCTGTTAAAATGGGCGCCATGCCAAGCCTCAGCGCTTCATCGAGTTCGGCCTGTGTGGTGCAATTACGAGTTTTCATGACATCGACTCCATGATTGAAGCGGGGCGGCGCGCAGCTCCCGTATGCACCGCCTGCCCCTGATGACTCCGCGCGTCCCTGTGCGGCCTTACCCTTGCGCCGTGAGGCGCAGACGTGAATACCCCCGGCAGGATTCGAACCTGCGGCCAACCGATTATGAGTCGGGTGCTCTGTCCACTGAGCTACGGGGGCGCAAAAGGCCGGCATGGAACCACCAGTAGTTCGACAGTTGGCTCGGGCGAGCCTGCCCATTTTGTCGCTGGTGGCCACGCCGGCGCAGACCGGATCAGCAGCCTGAAAACCCACCGGCCGACGACAAGCCGACCGGGGGTGCGTAATAGGGGGATGAAACCCCGCACGCCGACTTTCACCGGCGACGGGGCGTAAGGGGAAAGGAGAAAGATGTCGAAAAAGCGACCGGCCCCGTGATGGGACCGGGCGCGGTCCATAAGCGGCGGTTGTGCTGACCATGCGAGATGATCCCGCCGCCGTTGGGTTCGTGTTGTTGGGTTGGTGTCGCATAGTCAGCACGCCAATAGTATCGGCGCAACACCACCCGCTTGTCAAGGGATTCTTTGTGATTTTTTTGATCAGACGCAAAAGCTGAAAGCGTTTCAGCAAATGCGTTTCATCCAAGATTCCCCTTGACACCGACAGACGCGCCGGGTAATGCAGGCAAGGTATACATCAGACACTCTCGAAAGGACAACACCATGAAACGCATCATCATACTGACACTGGTAATCACTGCGGCGCTGATCGTGGCCGGTTGCGACGACAGAGGCGAAAAGGAACAACGCGCAATTGAGTTGTGCCGTGAAGTGATGCCAAGGATGGTGGAAAAAGGAACCGACACGGTTAGACAGATGAGCGACCAAGAGCTTACCAAGCTGACAAAAGACCTCGAAGAATTGAAGGCCATGAAGCAGAGCAATCCCATCATGTTTCAAGCTGGCGCTGATCGTGCAAACGAAGTTTCCGATCAAGTCCGCGACTGATCCTTAATCGCCCGCTCCAAGCAATCCTCGACCTTGCCGCGCAGCCAGTCCGGAGCGATGTGCTGTGCCGCCTGGGCCCTGATCCGATCCCACCACTTGGGCAGCCGCTGCATGCGATCCAGCGTCCCGTCGACGATGGCGTCGAACTCACCCCGCACTTGAGCCGGTGTCATGTGATTCAGCCGATTCTTTTCCCCGGTACACCCGTCGCATGCGCCGGATGGTTTGCCGAGGGTGGCATACATGTTCTTTTCAAAATCAGTCCCTATTTCACTTCGCTGCACACGGTGGTATTCCAAAGCGGCGAGCTGGTCAAAGTCTCGCTTCCGCAATAGGGCGAATGCGCGCTGAAGCTGCTCGTCTGTCTGATCCAGGGCGGCTACCTTGTCGGATTTATTCCTATACAACTTGGGATCGATGGCTTCTAGCGCGGGTTGTATATCCGTCGATTCAAAACCCACAGCCCGAGCGATTCGCCGCACGTATTCCGTGGGATCGCTGATCGCTGATATGTAATCTACGATCACAACATCATCCGCCAGTTGACGGCGCAGTATCGTTTTGCTGGCTTCAATTAGATGTGGCACTGTGATGTGCTGGTATTCAATACTGAACCTGTCGGACATTTTGGACCAACTGCATGAGGCTTCCGCAGGGTCCCGAACGGGAAAGAGAATTGGGGTGCCCCGCTCTATGTACGGCAGGGCCATTTCGTGCTGCATGATAGGCACTTTGATTGCCTTGTCCTGGCAATTCTCAACGGCCAGTCTTGCTTCGTAGTACCCCGTAGGATTATTCTCGTGATGCTTTGGGTTCGCGGGATTTTCGTTGAACTTCTTGCCTGCAACCGCAACACCAAGCTTCTTCAGCATCAGCATCATGCGGCTTGAGCCTGTGCGCGGACACGCCAGCACAACGCACCGGGGGCTACCTCTGAGTCTCTTCTTGTCGTGCGCCTGCCTCTGCTGCGCAACGGTTCTTTTCTTCTGAAGGTATGAATGACCCTTGTACTCCTGGCCGTCAGCACTTAGCACCAGGTGCAATTCCTCCGTTGGAGTTGTGATATCGATCGTGATCTCATTACGTTTTCGTCTGATGTCTATCATTATGCTCTGCTTATGCTGAACTCGCCTTCGATAGGGTCCTCGTCAACAAAGTGGTCGATTTGTTGACGAACACACTGGCAACCTAAGAATGCGCCGCCCTCTCCCATCCTGCCTGGAGGCAATGTGACGTCACTCGGGAACACCTCCGCTTCTGTTAGAGGGTTCAACACCTGCGACCAACACCGCCACGAGATTGCCGGAAGGTCATCATTTACAGTGTCACCCTCACATCTTGATGTCAGTGAAATGTGCCACAGGCCGTGTTGGCCGCTGCGCAGTGTTATTGGCTGGAACCTAACAGAAATATTAAGGGTCCAGTTCGTCTGATAGGTTTGAGTCGTGGTCGGCCCCCACCACCACCACCCTCCCCCGGTTGTCGGATAAACTGTAACTGTGTGGGTAAAGTTGCCTTGAATTGATCTTGTCCATCTGTATTGCGAAAACCCAAACGGATCCGGAACCGCATATTGGCTAGACTGAGCATAATCGGGGGCCTCCCACTGTGGGAAAAGTGTAACATTGCCTGACATCATGGACGCGCAGACTTCTTGTCCGCAGCGATCGCATCGTCCATTCCCTGGCCCACCGAGGTTGAAACAATCGTGACCGTCATCTGGTGTGCATACGTTGAGAAGGTTCCAGTCCAGTTGCAGATCGAACGGGTTACATATCCAGCTAAGGAATGGCGTTAGTGTGCATGCTTCAACGATCTCCGCATCGCCAAGGCCCACGATTGCCACTTCGGCAATGAACGGGTCGCCAGCACTGGTTGGCGGCGTGAATGTATCCCCTGGCGAGTAGCCGTTAGCCGTGGTTAGCTGATTGACGAAAACGCCGGACGGATTGGGGCCGCTAATGTCGTTGATGTCAGAAGACTTGGTTCCATAAAACACCACCGCCCATTTGTTGCCGAAAGCGTCGTTAAGTTCGTGGAGTGCGTAAACTATAAGGTACAATTCTTGGTTGGCATCGTCCCATCCAAGCCTGGCTCTGCCGCTGCGTTCGCATGCATCAAATGGTTCCTGGCCGAACCTGACCTCGTTCGGGTCATCTCCAGTCTCGACAACCCACAACGGCACCAGGTTTAATGGCAGGTTCTCGTCTGCCTCTTGATTGCTGACAATTAACCTGGTCCCACCGACCGTCACCTTACCAACGTTTACAACGGACACAGACGACTCAGTCCCGACTGCCCAATCGCACTCGAACCGAAGCCGATCGCGAATGCCTGTAACCGGACCGAGATCGTAGGTAGGGCACGTGTCGCAAAATTCCAACTCCGGGCCGCAACAGCATCGCCTTGGCATCACTCACACTCCCCGTCGTGTGAACCGAACGCGCTGAAGTGTCGAACGACATTGCCCAACGTATCGACCGTCTCGGTGATCTCCACGATATCGTCGTAGGCATGCGCGAATGTGGCGGGGCCTGTTCCCGCCGCGCCGATTGGCATAGGACGATCGTTTGCCGAATAGTCGCTGTTCTCGATGTCTCGACTCCATGAGTAGCGTGCCGTGTGATTGGCCTCGCGCAGGTTGATTGCATATCCGCTCCCGGTCGTACCGGTGCGCCCACCGGACACATCACTGAAACCATCGCCCGAACGCTCGACCTCCGTAAACGAGTACTTCCATTTGTAGGCCACGGTGACCGATGGGCCGCCGCCAACCGTGGCACTGCCGCTGTCGAGCGTGGCGTGGCCGGTGATGCGGGCGCGGTAGGTGACTTCACGCTGATCGCCTAATCTCACAAGCGCCCACTTCGTGCCGGTGCCGCTCTGCTTCTGCAGAATGCGAGCGGACCCCATCAGGCCACTTTCAAGCTGCGTCGCATCGGCGTCTTTGAGTTCCGCATAGCCATGATGATCTGCATCGACGATGTTCACTTTAACCTGCACGATACCCGATGCGCAGGCCCAGCCATATTCACCGTTGGCGATCGGCTCAATAGCAACAACGAATTTGCTTCGGTGGTCGTCGATAGCAGGTGTTGTGCCGGTGATGATCGGCTGCTGCAACCACTGTTGGGACTCGCCACCGATTGATCCGGGATCAACCTTAAATCCGCTGATGCCGAGAATACCGTATCGCGCGAGCGCAGACCCCGAGTTGTTCTGCACCTTTACAAGCGTTTGCTGCGTTCCATCCAGTGACCGCGGCGGGATGTCCCCGGCCCCGCCGCCACCGTTCTGCGTGTGTCCTCTGACGTGGCGCACGATTTCATTCCAGCTCGAAGCCGGAATGTTCAGCGGCGTATTAGGTCGAACCTGATTCAGCGGCATCAGTTGAGCCCCAGGTTGCTAAAGTCTCCGGTTTCGTAAACCTTTTCGATATACACGGCCAGCGGCTTCTTAACGAGCGTGTCCTGGTCGACATCGTCACCGTAATATACCCACAGGTATTCCCAGCCTTTTTTGTCGATCATAGTGATCCCGCCAATGCTCAGACCTGTTTGGTTTTTGCTGATCCCAAACTCAAAAGTGATCGCCGTAAAAGTGGTGCCCTGCTGTTCGCTCGATCCAAGCAGCAAGACCTCGCCTGCGTCGTAGCCCTTAAAGCTAGCATTGTTCACTTTGCCGACCAGGCCCGCGATAGTGTTTCGATCCGACTGGCTCACGCTGGCGAATCGGTGCGTCACGGTGAGCACCGCGTTCGGCACCACGATGTCAGTCCCCTCAACGTTATCTTTGGTCACGCCGATCAACTGCTTAAAATCCGGTGCGGTGCCGCTGGCAACATGTGATGATATGGTCGACCGGCTGGTCGTTATATGCTGGACCTCACCACGCACCGCGAATGATTCATCCTCGGCGCCGACGCTCGGCTCGTTCCAGAAATATGGAACCGTCGCAATGTAAAGCGAATCGTCACCGCCCACGCCGACAACGGTTTCGGTGAGTCGAATGTCCTCATCGACGCGGTATTGCGTGATGTTTGTGCCGGATGAGTCCTTGGTCGTCACTGTTGACGGCGCAGCGGACAGGATGGCCGTCATCGCCTCGGCATCGGTCCCGGTGCCCACGATCGCCCAGCGGTATTCGGATCGATCCTGAGCGATTTCACGGCCGTCAAGTTCGTTGGTAGTGAATGCCATTATGAGAACCTCGGATTCTTTTCGTTGACCGCGATCAACTTGCGAAGCAAGTCTGCAAGTTCTTCACGTGTCCTTTTTTGTTCGTTGGCGACCTGATCCTGCGGGTCGCGGCCGGGTCGGCCCTGAGCCAGCGAAAGGATCGCGGCGACATTGAACAGGCCGCGCGACATAGAGCCAGCGTCTAGGCCAGCACCGCCACCAAGTTCGCCGATCGGTGTGTCGCCCGATGTGCCGCTGCCGTCACGTCCGGCAACGGCGCCGCCGGCCTTTGCCACTGCGGCGGCAAGCTCTTTCTTGGCTGCATCCAATGCCTCGCGCGTTTTTCTCACCGCTTGATCATTGGCCTTTTTCCGCTCAGCGGCCCCCTCGTTAGCAGCCCGCTGAATCGCCTCGGTCATCGCGCGTTGCTGCTTGTCGACCTCAGCACGCGCCGCGCGTCGCTGCGACTCAGCCTGATCGACCGCGGCGGTGCGTTCGCGCTCAATATTCTCCTGATTGACCCGTGATTTTTGAGCATTGAGCTGCTTAGCTTTCTCGACATCAAATTCAGGATCAATAGCGCCCTGAATTTCAAGTATCTTGTCAGAAATTCGCTTGGTCGTAGAATCCCAAAGGGATGCTGCGCCCGCAGCGAAGTTCGCCCACAGCTTCTTCATTGCCGAGACAGTTTCAGCCCAGCCGGTCTGAATGAGCGCAAAGGCATCGGTCAACGTGAGCGCCATCCCAAACCCAAGATCAGCAACAGACTGCATCACAGCCGTCTTAGTCCTGGCCCATAGGTCCCGAATCTCCTTTGTGCCTTCCAGCCAGGCGAGCTTGATACCCAGCCATGCAATCCTTGCTGCGGCTCCAAGGTCACCAGCGGCCAGCGCGTCACGGATGCCGCCGAGCGTGTCGCTGAAGATTCGGCCAATCTCAGCGAACTTGTCCATCAAAAAATCACCCGCCTGCCGCATCGCATTGCGCCAATCGGCAAACATCACAACCAGGCCGGCGCCGATGGCAATAACGGCACCGATCGGACTAAGTAGCAGCCCGATGGCAGTTACTGCCGCGCCGATCGCCGCATTGAGTAGGGCAAAGACTGACAGCAAACCACCGATTGAGAATGCGAAAAGCTGAATCGCGGTCCCCGCAATAACGATCGCCACGCCAGCACCGAGAATTGCAGCACCCACTTTGAAAATTGTGGCGATAAGCTGGCGGTTTTCTTTGATCCATTTTCCAACAGCGACCGCGACCCCCGTAATGGTTTTACCCATGTCAATCAACATCGGAGCCAGAGCGTTGCCTATAGCGAACACGCCTCGCTTGATGACGCGGAATAGCTCATTCATTTGGTCTGTGAACTTGGCCGCTCGATCGGCGGCGTCTTTGTCAATGGTCAGTCCAAGCTCCCTCGCGCGCTGCCTCAGTCTCTCAATCCCCTTTGACCCTTCCAACAGCAGCGGCAGGATTTTATCGACCTGCGTGCCGAACGCACGCTGGGCAAGCCCCGCCGCCTGCGTCTTGTCCTGCATAGCAGCCATGGCGTCGGCGATGGCGTTCAACGTTTGCTCTGGGTTCATCTTTTCGAGTTCTTCAGCATCCAGCCCTAGCTTTTTCAATGCCGACACTTCCGTACTGCTCGCCTCGCCGGCGCGGATGCGGCCAATGCGACGATTCATCCTCAGCACAGCATTGCCAAGCGTCTCCATGTCCGACCCCGACTGCTCGGCAGCAAAACCGAGTTCGCTGAGTGCCTCAACGCTGATCCCGGTTCGGATGCTCATCTTCTGCATTTGATCGCCGACGTTGGCAAATACCTTGGATGCGCCCAGCAGGGGCGCAACGATGGCGGCGCCGACGCCGGCCATCTTGAGCCCGACGTTTCTGACACCGGCACCGAATGCCGCAATGCGTGCTTGTGCCCGTTTGAGGCCGCGCACCAATCTTGAATCGTCTGCAAACAGTTCGACGAAAGCTCGACCCGCTCGAATGCCTCGTGTACTCTTGGCCATTTATTTGGCTCCAAGTTCTTCGGCAAATTCAGCAATGCTTACCGTCTTGCCGGGCTTCTGCCGGTAGGGATTGAATGTCGATGGGTCTTTCACGGCGTCTTGCTTCCTGCAGTTGGCGTTGTGTATTTTGGTCATAATTGAAGCCGTGTGATCCCAGAGGTCGGTTTGTCTTGCCTCGGACATCTCCGCCAGCTCGCGGAGGGTCAGGGGTCCGGGGTCGAGTCCAAGGATTCCTGCGCATCGCCAGACGAGCCCCCATGCGTTTGCAGCAGTTGTTCGAACTGTCGGTCCAGCTCGCCGCTTTCGAGCCTTGCGTCGGCGTACTCGATCGCTCGCTTCTGGAACTTCTCGATCTTGTCCACCATCTTCTGCATCAGGGCCCGCCGGCCCTTGGGGAAAAAATCGGCAAGCTCCCGAAACAACGCGCTAGTCGCATCGTCTAGCGCATCGCTGGCCATCGACTCGCCGAACTGCTCGTCAGTCACGCCGCGCTGGTCAGCCTGCGGCTTGCATAGGACATAGACGACATCAACCAGCAGCACCGGGTCAGTTTGCAGGCGCTGAATCAGGTTTGATTGCTCGTCAACCAATGACATCAGATCAACATCCAGCAGGCTCCTGACCCGCTTGATCGTTGCTACGTTGACGGCAATCTCCCACTCCCGACCTTGTGTGTCCTTAAAAATTTTCATCGGGGCCTCCATAGCCTTTTGTTTTGACGCCGAGTTCGTTGGCCACGTGATGGCCGCTGCTCGTCATCATGCCATACCCCCAACCACCGCGGCTGGGAGTGTCGTAATACTGTTGCAGGCACTTGGCCCGCTGGTGTCCTCCATCAAGCCCGACAAACCGAATCATGTCCGCGCCCATAAACCATGCCAGATGGGCCGCAGGTGCCGCGCTTCCACACTCAACGTACAGGGCTCCAATGTCTGCGACTTCATCACGCGAAAGGTCAAGCAGCCGACTCTTTGGCCGCACGGTATTATGGGCCCATGTCAGGATGTTTTCGCCTCTCGGGGCGGGTGTCGGCGGATCACGATTCAATAGCGGATCTCGGAAAACGGCCAAGGTCTCTGCCTTGCCACTGATGACTTTGGCGAGGTGATCATCCCAGTGGGCACCGTTGCCGTGTCCGCCGAACACATCGTCCATGACCAGCCAGTAGGTTTCGCCATCAGAGGGTGGCGCGACATAGGCGGATCGGTTGAGAAAAATACGAGGCCCGATAAGGTCGGCCGGGGAGGAAACCAGCCGATCCAAACCAGGCCCCGTCCCGATGATCCATATCGTCTCGCCCTGGTGCCGGTTTTTCAGGTCGGCAAAGTTCATGGCATCCTCTCGTGAGCAAAGCCGCCACGCGCCCTGCGCTCGGCGTCCATCTGCTTGATTGCATCTCGCCGGCCTCGCCCGAACCAGTTGGCCCGAGCCTCGCCCTGATGAGTCAGCGTCAGCGGCAGGCGGATTTGCCGATCGGCCGGCCAGCGATTGAGAAACTCCGTGTCATAGCCGCCGGCGTGCTTCCATTCCTGCAGCGGCTTTCGTGCATTGGGGTCCTCGCTGTGAAACAGGTGGAAGTAGCCGGCCATCTCCAATTCTCGAACAGGCGAGCCGTCGATTTCATCACGCATGGCCCCGTACAGGTTGCCCGGCTCAGGTTCCACCGATGCAACGCGATCAAGCCATGCGTGTGGCGGAATCACGTCAGCGTCAAAAAACAAATTCCAGCCCGAGCCCATCCAGTTGCGGGCGTACTGCATCGCGCCCGCCTTGTTGAACGACGCGCCGCGACGGTAGAAGATGTCTGTAGGGACGCTGGTTACGCCGTAACGCTCGCACAGCCTGACCGTGTCATCATCCTCTGGCGAAGTTACGACGACCAAAGAGGCCAGCGATGCCGCCCATCGGCCAATCGACGCCGCCAGATAGTCGGAGTAGTTGACGCAGACTGTCAGGCCGTGGATTTTCACTGTTTGACCTCCCGCTGCTCGCATCGGTCTTCGCGGGTGTTTCTTGGCGTTGACCACGAATTGATTGACGCCTGCAGATCGCCCTCCGCACCGATCCACTGCAGGAACTGCGGCCACTGATCGCCGATATGGTCGAGATCGATCCGCCGCCGATTCTCCGGCTTGACGAAGCGCTCGATCATCACGTCGATGCAGGTCGCCAGGTGTTCATACACCCGCTTGGCCCGCAGGGTCGGGTTGCTGTTCGGCATGACCGTAGGGCACAGATCGTTAAAGTGTTGCATCCACTTGCCGCCATTGAGCGCCGCCAGCGAGTCGGCGCAGGCATCACGGTCGCGCACCAGATGCACCCATTTCGCATCGGGGAATTGTTCGGCCAGCGGCTTGATCACGTACCGAAGCTGCGGGTTGACCTCGATATGATTGTCTGGGTAATGGAGAAGACCGCAGGGAGACTCATGAGCCACGCTGTAATTACTGATGAACGTGCAGGCGTGGGCGAAACTCACGCTGCCGCATCGTCCAGTACCAGTGACAAAAACCCTCATGATATTCTCACAGTCGCTTCATGGGACAAGTTGCGAAGCGGGATCGTCAGCACGTCGTTGTCCCTATCTCGAACGATCGCTTTGCCGCGTGGCGCCTTTGGCTGATTGCCCTGCTCGACGTATACGTTTCCAGATTGATCGGTAAATACACGCAAGCCGAAGCCGCAATATTTCCGGCTGAACTCGATACGATCGGTGGTCTGATTCGATGTTACCGATGGGCAGAATCGGTATCCATACATCACGCGCGGGATATGATAATGGTTGCTGGCCAGTCGTAATGCGTGCATCGGGCGATACCAAAGCTGATCATCTCCATATCCAAGATCGGGGCACCATGCGATCCGCTCAGCGATGTCTCGCCGCCATGCACAAAGATGATTCGCGGCCATCTTGCCGCGTTTTCGGTCATCGGGGTGCAGATCGAAGCTCCAAATCTCCGCGTGCCTTCCAGCGTGCGTCATTTCAAGATCAAACGTCACCACGTCGGGGCCGTGGTCGCACCCGGCCATCAATGACTCAACGTAATCCGGCGCGATTTCATCGTCATCATCAACGAAGGCGACATAAAGACCTGTCGAATTATTCATAAGCGCCTGACGCTTGACCCCGCTTGTTTTCTCGCCGTTATCAACTTCAGCGACCACCTCAACCATGCCTCCGAATGGCTCGGCCTGCAATTCCAGATTGGACAGCAGCCCCCGCCAATCTCGACTCTGCAGAGCGGGCATCAGGATGGACAGCAGCGGCTTCATGATCTCAGCCCCACATAATCAGTGACCTCATGAACATGTCCGTCGATGCTATCTCGTCGAGCAACATGCCGGGGCTTGCCTTTGACCGTCAGATTGGCCCATGAGTCCGACACGTCATAGGTGTCCTTCGTGTCGTCGTGGCCCTGGGCACGCAGAGGCACGCCGCAGCCCTTGTCGCAACAGCCAGTGACCTGATGATCGAAACGATCCATCTTCCATCGCCACCATCCGGGCACGGCCGGGACGCCGTGATTCTCGCCGGTAATCGCGTCGATCGAGCTGGCGACTTCACAGAAATAGGCCCACGGGCGGCTGTACCGCTCGACGATCGCGGCCGACCAGTGGCGATTGATGTCGCACTGTTCGCGTTTTTCAGACCATTGTTCATAACTTAGGCCCATGTCGCGCCAGTCGAGCAGGATCGGCGCGTGGTGGCTCGCCTTGCCCTCGCCGTAGATCGGCACACCCGGCAGGTGCTCGCGCATTTCCGCAGCCGCAGCGTCGTCGGCGTGCAGATTGAGATTGAAACGAGAAGCGCCGGGGATGAATGTCTCGGCAACGATCGCCCCTTTGCCGCGCAGGTTGTTGGTCCAAAGGCCCCGCTGGCGCGGGTCGGGGACTTCCTGCCGCATGATCTCGCAAAGCTCATCGAATCGCGGATGCACGCATGGATTGCCGCCGAACATCGCGCGTACGCCCGGCCAGCCGTCGAGCGATCGAAGGGCTTGGCGAAAAACATCGGGCGACATGTGCACCGGGTCAAAGCAGATGCCATGAGATCCTCTCATCGGCAAAAGCTGCGTGCAGTTGGAGCAGTGGAACAGATCGCAGGCACGTGTGACCAGAATCTGGATGATGTCGTTTGATTTATCCGTGGGAGCTTTCATGCGGCCTCCCAACAATTCCAGTGAGGCGAATCCTCGTCCTTTTTCACGCCCTCGCGCTGCATCCACTTGCGCCCGATGTCTCGAATGAAAATGTGGTGTGGATCAAGATGGAACCTGATCCCGGCTAGTCCCTCGTGTCGACCACCAGACGGATTATCATCAGCGATAGGACGTAGCTGCTTTTCGGGGTTGGCGTCATCAGTGAGGCGACTTGCCACAAGGCGAGCAGCATCTGCCCGCCAGAGTCCCGGCGAAAGGCAGATACGACGATCAGACGCCGGCCACATGTAGGCGCGAAGATTAACAACGTCGACATCGTGTGATTCCATCGCCTCGATCATGTCGGCAATATCAAACGGTTTCTCAAATAGCCAGTCATCTTCAAGATGAAAGACGTAATCAGCCGCCGATTGTCCGAGGCACCACCGAACCGCAGCGGCAAAGTTTGCGTCGCCGGCGAATCTCGAAAACGTGTTACGAAAAACACTAGACAACGAAAACACAGCCTCCGCACCGGGCCCGTCAGAAGGCTCGCCGGGCGATGGATCAACATTCAAAAACAGGCTGCAATCAGACAGTCTGATGCCGCTGATATTTTTCCGCAACGACACAATCATGCGCTTGAAAACTTCAGGGCGTGGCATCGCCGTGCATGTAAAGTCGACTCGGATCATCGGGGTAATCCTTGCAACTGAATCGTCAGGATCAGGAACCACCGCCGATTACCACGAACTCAGGCTTGAGGTTGGAATCAGACTGGTAGAGCGGCCGCAGCGTGACGTTCGCGGTCTGACCTTCAGACAAGCTTTCCTCTTTGTCCATGTTGACCACAGCCCACGCCGCCCAAACGCCGCGGGCGCCGGTAGCCGTGGGATCGTCGTCGTCAAGCATGAGGATCGACGCGACTTCACGCAGCTTGTGCTTGCGAGCCAGAAGCTTGAATTGCGTGTTGTCTCGGCTGTAGGTCATGTCGAAGGTGACTTCGAAGTTTCGTTTGCCCATCAGCCCTTCAACGAAGTTGCTGGATCGATCGCGGATCTCGGCAAACTCGTTTTCGCTGGTGTAACTGGCGTCACCGACGATGTCGATTTCGTCAGTGGTGGCGACCGTGCCGTCGCTCCATGCCGTATGGGTAGTCTGGTCTTTGATGAAAAGGCCCGCGTCAAGTGAGTGTCGTGCCATGGTTGAATCTCCGTGGGTGTTCTATCGGATGCCGCCGCGCCACATGGCGGGCAACGATTGTTCTTGCTCTATTTTGAAAGCCGGCCGCATGAACGGCCTCGGTTCGATTTTGAATGTGCGACGCCTGCGTTTTCCTTTCGCGCCAACGTCGAGCGTTGATGACTGACCCCCGAACTCCAAGGATTCTGGCGCATTGCCGGTTTTTTGGTTGAGCTTCACAGGCCCGATCGCCACTGATTCATTCAACTGGTCATAGCCGAAGAAGATCATGCGTTTGAGCAAGCCTGTGTGACTTGATGGTGGCTGGCCAGGCTGGCTGACTCGCTTGCGCTTGCGAATACTGGACTTGGCGCGACGACGCACGAATGCGCCGAATTTCATAAAGACACCGCGCTGCTTTCGGTTCATCGCACGCTTAACCTTCGCGCGATCGAAAAACGTGCTCTTCGCCTGATCGATTTTCAGCCCAAAAGATAAAGCCATCAGTTGGACCTCCAAACGATGAACTCGAAAAGTGGCGCAGCCGTAAATTGGTTCCATTGCCGGATGTGCTCGGGTACAAAAATCGGGTCCCATTCGTAAACGCCGGTCCCTGCTGCATCGATGCTGTTGTCTGAATCGATCGTCAAATGTCGCGTGGTGTCGATCGTGAAGAAGTCCACCACCTGCTGAACAAATGCCAGCATCTGCGAATGTTGCTTGTCGGTGATCGTCTCGACAAGCCGAAGCATCACACCCACCTGCACCTCATGGGTGTTTTGAATCTCCTTGCGGCTCTGCCTTTCGCCTATGCTTCCCGTAGGGACAACGATCACCTGAACCTCGTCCATATCTTCCAAGTCCAAGTTGGGCACGAATTTTCGAGAGGCCGTGAAGCGCACGTCGAACGATCCCTGATTGCTGTTCAGGGCATCCACCATCGCATCAGCGAGCAGTGTGATTTCGGCTTGATCGTTTTTCAGCGTCATGCGGCCTCGGTGTCAATCAGCTTTGCGTGAATCCGTCGGCGGGTCCTGTCACGGTCCCACCAGCGCCACACAGGACCGCCCGACGGGGACATGACTTGATAGATGTAGACGGTGTCGCCGCCGGTTTCTTGGACCTTGTCGCCTCGCTTGGGCTCCACCTCAGAGCCGCCGATCATCAGGTCAGCGGTGTGCACGATAAAATCACGGCTCTCGGTCTTGGTGAAAATGCCCGATCGATCTTCCACGTCGAACTCGGAACTGCCGCGCGTGGCGTCAACATCGACAGACCCGTCGCTGTTGACGTAGGTGACCGTGGTGGCCAGTTCATCTTTCTGGACACCGGCCAGCCACGAAGCACCATCAGCGATCAGGTCGTCGGGCATGAGTCACCGTTTATGCGCCGGGGTCATGACGAACGTCGATCCGCGAATCGTCGTCTGTGTTGGCCTCGACGGTCACACCGAAGACCTTGTTGGAGCCGGCGGTGGTGGTCACCACGCTGCTGCCGGCATTCCAATAGACCTTCGTGTCGGCCGCGATCGCCGAGCCGGAACCCGTCGCCGTCGGGACCGAATAGACGCCACCCTCGGCTGCGAGAGCGCCCAGCGCATTGGCTGAGATGTCGTTGTGCGCGATACGCGGGGTGTCGGCAGTGACGACAACGTCGCCGCCGGTGACGGCTGAACTCGGCGTGTGATCGACCATCACCGGACTGCCATGTCGAAATTGAACGGTTGGGGTAGCCATTGTTTGAATCTCCGTGTGGAGTGTTTGTGTTTGTGAAAGCTCCGGGCCTTTCACCCGGCCGGGCGGTTTATCCGCCGCCTGCGGCCTTCTTCACGCGATCAGACGATTACGCGCCATCGTTCTGAACCGCGGCCTCTTCGTCCTCGAACGCGACGCCGAAGTCGTCGTAGGCTCGCCATTGCATACCCAGCGTGGCGAAGTCCGTATCCGCCGATTCGAGCGTGGGCGTCTGCTTGCCGTTGAGGAACGCGATGCCCAGAGCGGCACGGTCGGCGGGGTTGGCCATGAGCCACCACTTGGTGGATGACTGACCAGTGATCGCGTCGCCATTCTGATCCGTGATCGACGTGTTATTGATGTAGGTCGAAGACCGGACCTGGTATTTGCCAGCGTGCGGGTTGCGGGCCGGCTGCTTCGACGAGCTGGTGCCGTCGATGATGAGCCTTTCGCTCATCAGGTTGTCGGCTGTGTTCCGCAGAGCCGAACCGACAAGCAGAATAGTCGGCTGCACGAGAATCGGCTTGCCGTTGGAATCGACCTGATCCATCATCGCCTGCTCGGCGGTAGTGAGTGAACTGATCGACAGGGCAGAGCCGGGATCAGTCTCCAGGTTGTTGTTGCCCGCGGAGAAGAAGCTGCCGGCGTTGCCCAGAAGCGTGACGAACGCCGCCTCTTCCTTACGCAGAGCCGACAGTCGGCCCAGCATGGTCGGAAGCTGGAGGAAGGCGCCGAGGTCATCGTTGATCATGGTCTGTCGGGTGAGAGCCACGATCGCGCCGTAGGTGTCAACCTGGTTGGTCGAAGAGTCTTCGTCGAGCCCGATGTGTTTCAGTTCGCCGTCTCCGCCGACTTTACGATACGCGCCGGTGGTGTCCAGGCGATACCGCGTGTGGACCTTGAAGTCGCCATGGTTGCGGATGCCGCAGATGTCCTGCCACACCGTCTGTACCGCCGTGTACGCAGCAGACAGCGCCTTGTTGGCCGTGTTGCCGAGGATGCCCGAAATGCTCAGGCTCGTGAAGCCACCGGCCTGAAGGTCGCGCTGGGCTTCGAAGCACGCGCGAATGTAGTCATCACTGCGGCGAGAGCCAGCGTAGTGCTTGCCAGCCGCGGCGATGGTCTGGTCCATCACCATGTGAAGGGAGGCACCGTTGTAGCGGGCGCTGATGGCCTCGTTGGCCACATCCTCGCCGTACCACTTGGTGATGTCTTCCTGACTGGCATTGACCGTTCGCATGACCAAAGAAGCTTCGAGCACCTGGCTTTTGTCCAGCTTCTTTGATCCTTCGCCGGTGATCAGTCCGGGTGCGGTGTCGTGATTGGGGCGACTGGCGCGAAGCTCGGCCAGTTCGACTTCCGTCTTCGTGCGCTCCTGATCCCAGCCATCCTTGATCGCCTTGGCGGCGACTTCGGGGTGCTTAGCGCAGAGCTTGTCGATCTCGGCGATTCGCTCACGTTCGGCGGCGAACTCGGCACGCTGAGCCGCGATCACCTGCTGGGGGTCTTCAGCACCCCCGCCGTCGCCGGCCTGCTGACCGCCCGACGCCTGAATCGGCTTGTTGTCGGTGTCCGTCTTCTGCGGCTTTTCACCGCCCGAGGCCTGTTCGCTTTCGTACTGAGCGTGCAGATACTCGCGCTGCTCGTCGCTCAGTTCGGTGGGCGTGAAGCCTTTGGCCTTGAGCCACTTTTCAAATTCCATAGCTTGGATCTCCATTGTTGCGGCCACACTGGCCGAGGATGTGTCATCTGCGCCGACAGCGACGAAGCTCACTTCTCGGAGCGTTGCCTGACGCGCAATAATCATGGGGCCGGTTACATTCCGGCCGTTTACTTGTTCGGTTTTTCCAGATGCGAGAAATTCACGACGATCGATGTTCGCACCGATAGAAGCCTGCCACTTGAATCCATTTTTCGCGTGGACTACTACCTGCGCCGCGGGGCCATCGTCGCCAGTTACGGTGCCAGAAAGACGAACGCCTTTGTCGTCAATGGTGACATTGTCGGCCTGTCCGACAATCTGGCTGGGTGAATGATCCATCAGAATCGGGAGCCGGCTTGCAGCCTTCAGCCCGTTCAAGTCGACGATGACCGGCGTGAAAAAACCGCTGACTTTCAATGCGCCGCCGTTGTACGCCTCGATCGAAAAAGTCGGGCGCTTGTTTTCCTCTCCATCGCCTTCGGCTGCGACCAACTCGACGCTTTTAGATGCCTCAAAAGCAATCTTGTTTTCGTCTTCGCCAGCGGCTTGAATCCAGTTCGAAATATTGAGGCGATCATTCATCGTCGGATTCCTCGTCGTCTTGGTTGTTTCTGCCAGCGCCGCCGGTGGTCTGAGTGTCGAAGAGCTTGTTTCTCAGGGCCTCGGCGTACTCGTCATAGGTCATGCCAAGAAGCTTGGCGTTGGCGGTCATTTCACGCCGAGCATCCAGGCCGCGGCGGGCGTAAATCCTGCCCAGCGTGTCGAATCCGTGAGCAAGCCCGGTCGCCTTGGCAGTGGCCTCGCGCGGGTCAAGAAGCTCCTGGCCCTCCCAGAACCATGTATGAGCCGGAGCTGTGTTCGGTCCCGCCGGAAGGTATCCATCGATCCGAGAAGCCTCGGCAAACCACTTCTCAAACGCCGGATCAATCACTTCATCAGTCATGATGTCCTGATCGATTCCGATGGCCTTGAAAAAACCCAGGTGATCGAGTTTGCCGCTGGCGAAGTTGTGTTTTGAACTGTCCGCCAAGGCGATGCCAACAGGCATGTCGATGCAGCGAGCGCCTTCGGCAATCACTTCGCGCTTGAAATCCGCATACTGCGTCGACGGATGTTCGGCCTTGAGTTGGTTCATCTGCCAACCTGCTGGCATTGTCCAGAACTCATTGAGGTCAAGCGTCAACGCGTCGAGCGGCTCCAGGTCGTCAGGGTCTTCCGGGGTCGCCTGAGACTGAATGACGCCTGCGATCTTCGCAGCGCTCTCCGCGGCCAACAGGGACGCCAACGTGTACCGGCGCATGATCGGATAGAGCATCAGGGCCGGCGTGATCTGGGGCACGCCGCGGAGCTGGCCGGGCCGTTCGTCAGTGAACAGATGGCTCACATCACCAGCGCTCACCGTTTCTGGTTGCGTGTCGATCAAGTAATCGTCGCCCGGATGCTGCGGCAAAATGCGGTAAGCAGCGACATTGCCATCGTCGTTTAGGATAATTCCGTCGCTGCGATTGACCTGCAGCGGGAACTCATTTACATAATCAGTGACCTGGTCGGTTTCGATCAGCTTGAGATTGAGTTTGACGGGGTGGTCTTGTGTCAGGTTCGTCACCCACAGGCCAAACGCTTCGCCATCCTGACACCAAGCGAATCGCATTGTCCAGAGCTTGCGAGCGAGCCGAACTTTCTTCGCCCAATCCTGAAACAACGTCTCGACCTGCTCGTTGTACTGTTCATCTTCGGTGAGCACCTGCAGGCGCGGCCCAGACCCGACGACATAGTTAGCCAGTGTCCGTAACATGCCCTTGGCGTATGAGTTGTTGGACACTTCGTATCGGGCACGCATCCTCAGCAGACGACGAATGCCTGGACTATTCGCCGCTCGTGGACTCAGCGCATCAGCATTCGCCCAATGTTTGGCCCATTGGCTCTGCGATCCGGCCGCATCATAGGAACCACGCACGCCCTCTCGCCGCTGGGGCATGGCCGAGAGCTGGTCTCGACCTGCGCGCGATGGCTTATACGTGCTGCCATCCGGCAGGTAAAGCGTCACGCCGTTATGCTTCGCGGTTGTGACCACTAAACCAATCCGTTGGGGTTAACTTTCATCCGGCGAATTGAAAGCTTGCTCTTGCCTCGGCTCGCCAGGTTGGCAAGGTGCTTGTCGGCCTCAATCTGCTCGGTAAGTGAGTGCTGCGAAGCCGAATCACCGTCGACCGTGGCAGATTTGGGCTTGCCGGCGTTGGTTGTGATCGAGCTTTCGAGCGGAGATGCCATAAAAAAAGACCGTGCGAGAGTGCGGCCCCGCACGGCCTTGATCATTTATCCGGGGATCAACCGGAGTCTTCAACTTTATTTAAGCACCTATTTTTGTCGATGCAACGCCAAACTGTGTGACTTGATAAAATAATGGCATATATGGCAATCGCCATTCTATTTTTCTATCGTCACGCGCTTTCGACCACAGTGTCTGCATTTCCTTCGTCGTCGAATCGTTCCATCGGGCCGAGGCTCCGTGTTGGTAGTGACGAAGTGACGGCAACCACATTTCGGACAGATCAAGCCACGCTCTTCGCCGGCCAAACGATCAGACAGTTTGTATCGCTGGGCCATTTTCAGGGCCTCCCTGCTACGAGCGAGCTGAGTTTGAGACGCTTCTTGCGCTTAGGCTTGATGCTGTCTGCTTTCTCACCACGGATCAGGCGGACGCCGACCATAGATGCTGCAACAGCAGATCCGACCAGCGTATCCCAAAGGTGGTTGTCCCGGTTGGGTCTGTTGGTCCATTCCTCGACGGTGCGCTGCCGGCCCTCGGTCAGGATGCCGTACTCTGCGCAGAGGTTTTCCGCAAGCATCTGATGCCTTGCCCCGCCCTGGCCGTAGATCGACAACGCGCCATGATCTCCGATTGGGGTGCGCAGTCGCTCGGCGACGATCGTTTTCCATGCATTCACGTCAACCAGCACGTGACGCGAATCGTGCTTGCTTGCTGGCGGAGAATCCCACCCAATGCCACGTCGGCCGCCACGTTTCTTCGGCCATTCATGCATAGGCTTGTCTTTGGCCCCAATGCCTCGGCCAATGGCCGGCATGACACGATCCCGGTGCTTGCTCTGCCGGATTGCCTCGCGGACAACGTGAGATTTATAGCCAACGTCTACAAGGACCAGGTCAAGCGGTGCCGTTGAGCCATCTTCTCGTGTGTAGGTCTGGCCGAACAGTTGATCCAGCAGGGACACGAGGCCCCATGTCAAAGCGGCCTCGATCCCGGCCTTGATGCCGTTGTCCTTTGCCGCCCATCGCAGTGTTTTTTTGATGTCTGAATATGTGAAGTATGGCTTGCTTTGATCGGGAAATGCCCCGTAATCCATGACACCGCCGGCCATCCCTTCGCCCCATCCAGCGACAAGGTAATAGAGTGCATCCTGCTGTACATCGATGTGAGCGGTGACCCGATCAGCGATGACCGGCACCGCACGTCGGGCATAGCCGTTTATTTTTGAAGCAATGTCTTTTGAGTGAAGAGCATCGGCCGGCGCCTCATCCGGTGCGACCGGCTCGTTCTGGCACTCGCTCATGAATGCTTCGAGCCCGTCGTCAATCAGGATGTTGTAGGCGTGCTGAATTGCGGATATTTCGCCATCCTCTTCCGAGTAACATTCAGGCCATGACACCTCGCATCCGGCATCCATGGCCTTGCGGTTTTCTTCATAAAATCTTGTCGCGTCACGCTTCGCTCTACGCTGGTCCTCGATGTCATCGGCGTTGAATGTGTTTCGAATGTCGGCATATTTGCCCAGCCACAAATCTTCGTGATGGTCTGACCACGTTTTAAGCATCTTGATCCGCTCACCCTGCCAGCTCGGATTAAGCTTCGGGTCGAGCAGACGGTCAATCATGTCGCCCTGCTGGATGATCGTCGCGGCGATGATCACCGGCATCGCCCCGTGGTGACCGCCGAGCCGCAAGATTGATTTTTTGAGCGTTGAAAGCTTTTTGCTTACCTGGTGAGGCGACGCTGCGGAGTCATCCGTTTGCGGGTCGTCGATGCCCACAAAGTCGGGCCGAACCTGTTTGCCATCAGGCCGCTTATGACGCAGGCCGCGTGCACCGTAGGGCTTGACTTTCAGCACGGCCCCTGATGCCGCAGACGGCACAACGTTCGACCAGTCATGCTCAATGTCGGGCCGGCCCCAAGTCTCAGGGACATAGACGGTCGGAAGTGTGATCGAGTCCGCGGTCCATTCGATCATAGTCCGCCGTCCGTCCACGGTTTGAGACGCACACCGCTGGACCTTGCCTTCAAGCGCTTCGACCGGCTGGCAGACCTCAGGGAAATCCTCAGCAATCAGCTCATTCTCGGCAAGTTCCATCTTGATTGAATCAATCCCCTCTTCAGCCAATTCCTTGTTGACCGCGAACAACACGCCAAACTGTCTATGGCCGTACAGAAGCACCCAGATCATTGAGTTTTCGAGGATAGTCGACTTGGCGAACCCACGATAGATCGCCTCGACGAATTTCCCACCAGCCAAAGCGCACTGCTCGATCCGCCTGATCACCTTGATATGATCGTCGCTGAATCTTTTAAGACCTGTTGAGTGAGGGAAATACGTGCACAGAAAATGCACCAGATGGCGCTCCGAAATAGACCGACGATAAGGGTTTTTAACAGGACGTAGATCACCAACTTCGGCCACAGACGCCTGAATCTGGCGTGACCGTCGAGCCATTCGATCGCGGTGCTGCGTACCTTTTTCTGTTGCCTTGCTCATCGGGCTTGGGCTTAGTCAAGAAAGAAAGTTGCGTATATCGTC